CTTTATCGCCACTAGCTGTAGTTACATTTAAATTAACTGTAGATTTATTTGCGGTATATGAAACTGTTCCTGATCCAGTTAAAGATTCATCAAAAAGATTATTTTTTGACATTATATTTGAACTATCAAAAATAGTAAATGGATTAGAAACTCTTAATCTTCCAAATGCATCATAAGCATTTGACCCATCTCCACCACCTATTACTGTAGGTTCAACATTAACATTATTACAAGACATTAATTAAACCTCATATTAAACCATGCAAATCGTTGCATCTCTTGTTTTAAATCTTCTTGATAACCAAAATTTAATTGGTTCTTTTGTGTATCTAAAGCTTCTACTAACTGTCTATGATTATCTACTCCCGTTTGTTGATCCATGATTACATCTGGAAATACTGCGGTAATTTTTGCCATTATCTTCTTCCTCCTGCATGAATATCTAATCGCAATGTTCCATAACGCCAAGTTTCACCTACAGCATCATTTTCTATTTTTAAACTCACTTGTCTTCCTCTTACTCTGGTACTAATAAAATTAGTTGTAGTATTAATAGTAAATGGACCTGTAATCAAGGGACCATTAGGATCACTCGCTGCTGTTTCGGCAGGATAATTTCTAAAGTATAACGTTATTTTTGCATTACCCGATAAATTTTTAAAATCAGGTATGAATCTAGATACTCTCATAATGTATTCACCATCCCCAGCAAGACCTTGTTCCGATAAATCATAATCTCCTGATAAAATATAAGAGCTAATGGCTGTAGTAGTTCCGGCAGCTTCTACCTGATTAGTTCCTTTTTCGTGGGCCCAATATTTAGAAGCACCATAAATATTCGTAACTCCTTGAATAGCTGGGAAAGTAGGAGTTCCATTTGAAATAAATTGAGTTGCATATGGCAAGTTATATGTATGTGCATCTTCATAAGAGGTTCTAGCTAAACTACCGGTAGTCCAACTTTGTTCTAAGAAATTAAAAACTACATTTCTGTTAATTTGCGTTGAGTTAGCTGAGGCATAAAACCATCCTACTTCATTATATAAAGAGTTATGATAAGCATAAGATATTTGACTTGCATCATAATTAATTCCCAATCCATTTCCTTGTGTAGTAAATACAAAATCTTCTACCAGAGATGGTAATTGTTTTACGGTACCATCAAACATAAAAAATCCTCCACCAAATCCCATCCAGTAAACTGCACCTTGTGCATAGACGGCTGTGTGTTGTCCTAAACATCCACAGTTAGAACCGACTTGCCTTAAGGAAAAAGTAAAAGGTGGTCCAACGAATTGAAGAACATAAGCTGCTTGATCGGTTAATACTAATACATAATCTTTTCCTTGTACGGCTGTTATAATTTCATTTCCTTGGTCCAGTAAAAAAGTACCTGCTGTATTGGTTGCAGTAGGTGCCCAACTATTAATATCTTCTTGATCAGAAAAACGTATATACATTCTATTTTGTGTAGATGCTGTTCCTACTGTTGTTTCTGTTCCCATTAAAAATAAATGTCTATCTCTATCCGATACTAGACTCATTAAAGATCTAGTCGGAGCTCCGGCCACTACAGAAGCTCTAGTAGTTAAAGCTGCAGGTTCTCCTGCTAAAGGAGTCCATGTATATGTTTTTCCATTTCGAATGGTTGCTACAAGTAACTGACCATAATTATCTAAGGACCAAGAACCAGGATCTAACACAACCGTGGAAGAAGATCTTGCTGTTCCCCATGCTTCCTCGCCATATTGTCCTGTACCCCATCCATAAGCAGAAGTTTGAAAAACAGGTCCAATAGTCACATAAGCTCTAATGGTTGCTGAACCGGATGCAGACATACCAGATCCACTTTCTGTAGTCGACATAGTAATAGTAAAGGTATCATCATCTGCTGAAATAACTTCATAGGTATTATTGGTAAATTGAGAAACAGAAAAACCAGTAACTCCTCCACCAGGTAAACTAACTACAGTAAAGGTAATATAACTTCCAACAGCAATTCCATGTGCTACTTTATTAACCGTTACGGTTGCACTTCCTGTAGTGGAGTCAAAAGTAAAACCAGTTACAGCATCTTCTAACGGTGTAATATCGTAAAAAGCACCTTCATAATAAACTACTAATACTTTAGATGTACCTAAAGCTGCATATCGAACACCATTTAAATCAGTCCAGGTATGTTGTGCTCTTACTGGACCTGCTAAAGTACTAGCTACTAATTCTTCCCAACCACCTATTTTTTCAGGTTGTCCGTAACGAAAACGTACGTTATCCCCATCTACCCATTGGCCTTCGGCCCCTGTAGATGTCTGTTGTTTATTGAATCCAGGCTTAAACTGTACTTTGGTTAATGGCATAATGCCAACAGTATATTATAGTTTTATTCCAGATGGAAGTCCTAACATTGCCCGTTTATCAAACTTATTTTGTTCAGCAAACTGACCATTTCTATGATTATAATGAAGAAATACTTGACCACAAAGATTGCCTTGAAACTCTTCTCTCCAATGCTCTAATTCACATCCAGAGTATACTAACATATCTCCTGGTGCTAAATCTACTTTAACACCTGCTGGTGCATTCGGTTTCATGATATTTTTATATTCATCAATTACATTATTAGATCCTGTTGGATCAATAAAGATCGGCCACGGATCTCCACCTAAATTAAGAGTAGTAGATATTTCACAACTAGGTCTATCTTTATGTCTCTTTAAAATAGATCCTTTCTCGTACACGCGCGCGTAAGAATAAGTTGGAACTAAATCTAATTTTGTTTGTTCCATCATAATCGGTAATACTTTGACTAATAAAGTTTCCATAACAAAATCTGCATAATGCGAATAAACATTAGGAACTTGTTGATCTTTCCATGTTCCCAAAATAGGAGACTCTGCTACAATATTATTATTGTACATAAACTGAACTGCATCTCTTTTTAATAGAAAATAGTTAAAACAAAAATTAGCTAACTCATAAGGAATAGCTTGTTTGATCACTTGGTACTTGTTGTTTTGAAAAGTCATGGTTGCATACCTGCTTGTAAAAAATTAAAAGATACGGATATCCTTATATCATTCGATTGATTAGGATCCACACAATGATTGAGCCAAGAAGGAAACATAATTAGTCTTCCCGCTACTGGTTCAAAATGAACTTCTCTCCATAAATAAGAAGGAAGCTCTCCTGGTTTTCTTCTAGGATGTGTCATTGCTGCTACCGATTTAGGATCTTCGCATTTTAAATGACCACAATCTTTAGGAGTTTTTACATAATACACACCTGACCATAAAGAATTAGGATGCATATGTGGTCTATTGTATCCACCAGGAGGATTAATATTAGCCCACATATTTCCTAAAAAGGGTTCATTATCTAAACATTCTTCTTTATAAATATGAAATTGTGCTTGAAATAATAAGTCTACTAGATCTCTATACTCTGGCTTTTGATGCATATCGGTAGTAGAATGCCAACCATTCATATTGGTTTTTGTTAATCCTTTATCTTGTTTAGACCAAGCAATAATATTGTTTTCTAATTTTTGATTTAATTCAGGTGTACCAACATCAGCTACATAAATAGGTGTGGCAAAAAATAATTCTCTATTCATTATTTAAATGGTGTTCCTCCAAACCACATGACTAAAGATCTTCTTGTTCCTTTGGTTACAGGTACCACTCTATGTCTAATAAAAGATGCAAAGAAGATTGCGTGTCCTTGTTTAGGTCTTGCAAACTTTCCTTCCGACATTAATTCTAATCCACCGCCTTCAAATTCATCATCACGTGATAATAAACAAGTCATAGATATTTTTCGTACAGGTGGTTCATTAGCACAGTTTACATCTGAATCTATGTGCCAATCATAAAAGCCACCATTAGAATATTCGGTAAATTGAGCAGGTTCTGTAATCTGCATACCCTCAAAACCAAAATGATTACCATTAGTTTGTAACATTACACGTTCTAGTGTTTTATACATCTCAGGTAATACATTAAAAGGAATCCAAGAAATATGCGATAATCTTGTTTTAGTATCTACCGTTCCACCTTTACCACCACCTACTTGTCCATCTTCTCTAGGCTGTTTTTGTCCAGCATCTATAATTATTTGACATTGTTCTGGTGTAAATAAGGGTGTAGTAGTTTCTACAATTAAAGACTTCCAACGTGGTTCGGTTATAATCATTCTGCTCCTCTATTCTCTATAGGGTTATATAATACATCGCAGTTTGCTGCAAGTGTTCGTCTAGTATCATTCGTACTATTAAACGGATATACACAGTGTCTCATATCATAAGGAAAAATATAAAAGTCTCTTAATTGCATTGGTGGTTGATAATCTACTTTAGCAAATTGACCCGATGCCGATCCTAGTATTTGTAGTTTACCATTTTGAGGAGCTTGTGCTGCTGAATATTCTACTCCGTAGGTATTGGGTAATTTTAAAATCATTACCGAAGATAAACCTGTGAATAAATTGCCTTGATGCACGTGCACAGGATTATACTCATTTGCTTTCATTTCATTGACCCAAATAGAGTTTAAATGTTTTTGATAGTTTCTAATATGATTCCATTGTAGATAATGATCATAAACAGACATAAACCATTGTAGTACATTATTAGGTAAATGATTATGTCTTTTCATTTTAGATTCATCATCACCATCATAAAATAAAGAATGCTCATTCATAATCTTTCCTACGAGTTGTTTATTAGCAGGATAGAGTTGAGTAAATCTCTGTTCGTATATTTGATTAATGGTAGTAAAAATATCTAAAGGTACTTCGTATCGTAATACCGATTGTCCTAAAAAAACAAAATTAAATTTCATCTTTCATCGCTTCTCTTATTTTGGTTGCAGATATTTTCTGTATCTGTTCAGGTAGAACAATTTCTTCTATCTTATATCCTACTCCTCTTCCATAACATATATTGGTAATATTGGGAACCTTTATGACTTCAAATTTTCCTGCATAATTAGATAAAGCTTCTTCAATTCTGTCTTTAACTTGTAAGAAGGTAAAAGGATTACTGTCATTTCTTGGCGTATCACGTACCATAATAATGACTTGTCCTGTTTTAGTTAGAGATTGTTCAAACAATGCTTGATGACCAGCGTGCCACGGTTGCCATCTACCTAACATTAAAGCAGTGGGTTTATTGTAATCGATTTTGTATTTCTTTAATAATTTTGTCATAATGATAATTCGTAATTTCGTAATCTACTTGAGTAGGTTTTTCAAAAATTTTATTCGTATCTTCAAATCTTCCAGATTCAATAGTATTCATCCACACCGTAATATCGTAATCCTTTCTATATAAATTATAAGGACATACAAAATCTACTACACAAGTTTTGTTTGCAATGGTGCATAAATCTATCATTCTGGTTACTTGACGTATTCTACCTGTAGAAGAAAAATCCCAATCTTTAAACATAGCTCTTATTTCATCTGCATTAAAATGAGGTATATTGGTATCTGCAGTTAATTGTTTGGCAAAAGTAGATTTACCAGAACCTGGTAATCCAAATACTAAAATTTTCATAATACAATGTGACCATAGTCTCTAATAATACTTTCTGGTATCATAGCTTTATATGGATTATCTTCCTTTATAATATTTGTTTTAATAGTATGCATCTTGTTTCCAACGATGGTATCGTCATAAGCAATACCATTTACTTTAAATTGAGTCAAGTTTTGCAAATTATGTTTAAATCTAGGTATTTCTAAAAAGTCATATATTTTATTAAGTTGGTTTTCAGTATCCATTACTAGTTCATCATACTTTAAAAAATGACACATGTGTTTGTTTTCAGGTTTCAGTGCATTTTGTATAGCAGTTAAATCTTTAGCGATCGCTCCTTCTTTATTCATTAACATTCGTAATTTTTGTTCAATGGTTGTACAACCATATCTATTGGGAAAAGCACTTGGTTCATTTTCAAACCATTTAATGTAAGATGCTAATACGTCCATTAAATCTCTCCAAATAATAATGCATTTAATAGGTTGTTTAAGATGTTTTTTAATTAACATTAAATTACCTGGTGTCATTACAGGTCCTCTATCTATAATATATTTATAGTTCCAATCTTTATAATAAGACTCATACACACTATCCATTACGTTATCTAAAGACCTATAATCTGGATAATTTAAAAATACATCGGTTTGTTTTAACAGAAATAAATCTTTCATTATTTCTAAAGTAATAGAATTAGCAGTACATCCTATGTCAGGATTTTGATTCATAATAGAACCAAATAAGGTATTGCCTGATCTGGGTAAGGCTAATAAAAAGAATATCTTTTTATTCTGTGGGTTTTCCGAAGATAGGTTTGTCAAGTAATGCTTCTTTCTTATTATCATTGGACAACAGACCTAATTCTTTTTTGGTTCGTTCTATGGTTTGTAATTGACCAAGAACATTAAATACTTCTGGTTGCGAAGATCCCGATGTCAATGTGTGTGCTTTATTTTTCATAATCTGATGGTAAGACTCTAATTGATGCGTATTTACATTTTTCGTATCAAAGGTTCCATCATCAAATTCTTTCTTTAAATTAGACCACATCTTAATCTCTCTCATTCTATCTTTGGCCACGAGTTCCATATTCGCTTTAGAATAAATCTTTTCATCTAAATCTATTTCTAATATTTCTCGTTTGTATTCATCGGTTTCCGTTTCTAGTTTCTTTTTAATCCATTTAATCTTGGCATCATTTCTCCTAGCATCAAAAGATAAAGACATTAAGTTTTCTAAAAATACGTTTTGTTCTCTGACACACTGCCAATATTTAGATGCCTTGGTTGGATATTTAGCATCTTGTAATACCGATATTCTAGCTTCGGTTTCTGTTCTAAAGACTTGTTTCTTTGTCCAAGTATCTCTTAATTCATCAATAATAAGTGCAAAAGAATTTACATCTTCTTTATCTAAAATGTTATTTAAATTAGGTGTTTCTTTTTCAATAAGCGTTTGTATATTTCTTTTTTCTGTCATAATTTCCTTCTGGTTATAGAAGGTTATATATACTTTATTACGAAGTAGTCAAGGTTGAAGCGGTACCTGCTGCTGATGAACCTAAAGTCCATTCTTCTGTGGCTGCTGAAGCACCTGCTGCATATCCTCCAAAACCTAAGGCTAGATTTTGTGTACCTTGTATTGCTGCCCCTAAAAAACTCCTAGCTGTTGTTGTAGGTGTAGCAGTAGACCAATTTGTTCCGTCCCATAATTCTGTTGGATTTGGATTTCCTCCAAAACTTATAGCAGCCGTTTGAGTTCCTGAACCTGCAGAAGCATTTCTTGCAGTATTTAAAGAATTAACAGACGCCCAACTTGTTCCATCCCAAGATTCTGTTGCAGCTACATTAGGAGCACCCCCTCCAAAAGCTAAAGCAGCTGTTTGATCTCCTGCTCCTGATAAATTCATTCTTCCAGTATTCATAGAATTAACAGATGTCCAACTTGTACCATTCCAACTTTCAGTTGCTGTTGATAAAGTAATACTAGGAAATACTGTTGAGTTACCTCCAAATGCTAAAGCAGCCGTTTGAGCTCCTATTCCTGCTAATCTATATCTTGATGTTCCTAAATTTGAAGTAGCTGTCCAAGATGTTCCATTAAATGATTCTGAAGATGCTAATTGTGGTCCTGGTGAAGATCTTCCTCCAAAAGCTAAAGCAGCCGTTTGAGTACCTGCTCCTCCTAATGAATATCTTGCTGTTCCCATTGTAGCTGGTAATGTTGCCCAAGATGATCCATCATAAGATTCTGTGGCTCCTGAATTTGCGGTTCCTGTAAACCCACCAAATGCGAGTCCTGCTGTTTGCGTGCCTGATCCAGCTAAAGTAAATCTAGACGTATTTAAATTCCCGCCGCTCGCCCAAGCACCCGTGGCTGGGGAGTAAATTGTTGAGTTGAATTCTTCGGTTGAATTAGTTACTGCAGGAGTTACAACTGAACCACCAAATTTTAAACCAGCGGATTTTGATCCTGCTGCTCCCATATTTCTAGTTGAAGTTCCTAAAGTAGCTGAAGAAATATTCCAAGTTGAACCATCGTATTCTTCTGTTTCTGAAGTTATTGTTGGAGAGGGAGAAGTTCTTCCTCCAAAAGACAAAGCTCCTGTCGCTGTTCCAACAGCACCAAAAGTACCTTGCCATTTAGATGTGTTCATAGAATTTACTGCTGTCCAAGACGTGCCATCGTAAGCTTCTGTTACTGCTGTTACGCCAGGAGTATCTCCGCCAAAAACTAAACCTGCTGTTTGTATTCCTGCCATCCCACTAAACTGTTTTCTTCCTGTATTTAAATTATTAGAAATTGTCCAAGAAGTACCATCATATTCTTCTGTTTCTGAAACTATTGTTGGAGAAGGAAAATCAGTTCCACCTGCACCTGCCGCAGCAGTTTGAATTCCAAAACCTGCCATATAATATCTGGCTGTATTCATATTTCCTCCAGCAGTCCAAGTTGAACCATCATATTCTTCGGTTACGTTTGTACCAATTGGAGTTCCAGCGTTAGCACCACCAAACAATAAACCAGCTGTTTGAGTTCCTGCACTCCCAGCACCATATCGTGCATTACCTAAATTTCCACCTGCTGCCCAAGTGTATCCTGAATATTCTTCTGTGGCAGTTAAACCACCAGGAGATGGTGGATTATAACCTCCAGCACCTAATGCTGCTGTTTGAATTCCACAACCTCCTGCTTCATATCTTGTAGTATTCATATTCCCACCAGCGCTCCACGCTTTAATCTGAACTAAACTTTTTAGGACACCTTCGGTAGAGTTGTACCACACCTGTCCTTCGGTTGACGTATTTAACGTTGGATCCGATGATAGGTATTTTACTCTGTAGCCTCTAATATCACTGTAAGTTGTCATCTGTTAGACTCCTTATGGTAAAGTGATAGCAGTAGGTCTTTGAGAATTTAAATTCGTTTTTTGTTCTTCTGGTAACGCGTCCCAAGCGGCTTGTGCTGCTGCAACTTCAGCGTCCACAATTGCTTGTGCTTCCGCTTTTGTTTTTTCAACACCGTTCTTCTCTGCTAACCAAAGTGCGCCTTTTTCGTTGTTACCTACGACCCAAACGTCGCCTGGAAAACCACGAAGAAAGAATGCTCTTCTATCTTCTGCAGTGAAGAAACCTTTACCTGTATTGGTAGCTGTTCCATATATAAATAGTGCCATTTTTATACTCCTTGTGTTAGTGTTATATAGCTTATCACAGGCAAATGCAATTAGCTAGTTGTTATTGTTTTATAATTAAAGGTGCTTGTTTCACCTGTATATTCTTCTGTTGCTGATGATAAACCTCCAGCATATCCTCCCATCGCTAATCCTGATGATGCATCTCCTGATCCTCCTATATCATATCTACCAGTTCCCATATTAGCATCAGTTACCCAAATTGTTCCATTATATTGTTCGGTACTGGCAGATTGAGTTCCAGTATATCCACCAAAAAAAATTGCATCTGTTTGTAGTCCAGCACTTGCTGCACCAGATCTTGCTGTATTTACATTACCACCTGCTGTCCAAGCTGAACCATTATATTCTTCGGTATTTCCTACTCTTGTAGTAGTAAAACCACTTACGGCTAAACCTGCAGTTTGGGTTCCTGCTCCACCAAGTGCTCGTCTTGCCGTATTCATAGTACCCCCTGTTGTCCAAGCTGATCCGTTATATTCTTCTGTTGCATTAGTATTAGCTGTTCCAGTATATCCACCGAAAGCTAATGCTGCAGTTTGTAGTCCTGCTCCTCCTAAAGAACTTCTTGCTGTAGCTAAACTTCCTCCACCTGTCCAAGCAGTACCATTGTATTCTTCGGTTGCTGTTGTCCGTATATCTCCAGGTCCTATACCACTTATAGCCAATCCTGCTGTTAAAGTACCTGCTCCTGTCACACTTCTTCTTGCTGTAGCTAAACTTCCACCTGCTGTCCAAGAAGACCCATTATATTCTTCGGTTGCTGTTGTATTAGCAGGAATACCTCCTCCAGCATAAAAAGACGCTGTTTGAGTACCTGAACTTGATGGCGCACCAGCATATCTTGCTGTTCCTAAATTCCCACCAGCGGCCCACGCTGCGGCTGTGATGACACTTGCTGAGAAGTTGTATTCTTCGGTGACTGCTGTTATTGATGGTGTAAGACCACCGAAAGCTAAAGCTGCTGATTGTGTTCCTGCGTTACCAATCAAACGTCTTGCAGTCGCCATTGAAATTGGACTAGCTGCCCAAGTTGTTCCATCATAGGATTCCGTTGCTCCTGTTACAACAGTTGTATATCCACCAAATGCTAAAGATGCAGTTTGAGTTCCTGCTGCTCCCAATTGATATCTAGCTGTTCCTAAATTTCCACCTGCTGTCCAAGACGAGCCATTCCATTCTTCTGTATTATTAATTACTGCTGGATTTGCTCCACCAATAGCTAATGCTGCTGTTTGAGTTCCAGATCCTGCTGGAGCATTTCTTGCTGAAGGTAAAACTGTTATAGCAGTCCAAGAAGAACCATCGTAGATTTGTGCATTATCAGTTCCAGCAGATGAAACTGTATATCCACCAAAACCTATACCAGCTGTTTGAGTTCCAGCTGCCCCCATTGTTCTTGTAGCTGTTGGTAAATTACCGCTTGCTGTCCAAGATGTTCCATTATAATTTTCTGTTGAAGCAGTATTTGCTGGACTTATATAACCTCCTGATCCAACTGCTGCTGTTTGAGTACCAAAACCCGAAAGTTCTTTTCTAGATGTATTTAAAGTTCCTGAAGAACTAGACCATCCAGATCCATTATACTCTTCTGTTATATTTGAATTACTTGGTGAGCCACCAGGATTACCTCCAGCTGCAATTGCCGCTGTTTGAGTTCCTGCTCCTGCTACTCCAAATCTTGCTGTAATCAAAGGCGCTCCAGAACTCCAAGCCGCACTAGCAACCACACTCTTAAACGTACCACTAGTCGAGTTATACCAAACTTGGCCTTCAGCTTCCGTAGTCGGATCCGTGCTTAAGTATTTTACTGCTTTTCCAAATAGTTCTTTGTATGTTGTCATATTAGCTTGTTGTTATTGTTCTTATGTTAAAGTCTGAGTATGCTGCTGAGTATTCTTCTGTTGAAGATAGTGTTGCAGAATTATCACCACCAAATACAGCTCCTGATGAATTTCCTGTTCCTGCACCTCCTGATTGATTTCTTCCATTTGCTAAACTAGCTGCGGTTACCCAAGTTATTCCGTCCCAACTTTCTGTAGTTGTTAATGATGGTGGATTTGTAGCATCATTTCCTCCTGCTAGTATTGCTGAGGTTTGACTTCCAAATCCACTTGCTGAATTTCTTCCAGTATTAATAGCAGGACTTGAAGTCCAACTTGAACCATTCCAAGAATCTACTGTAGTTAAAAAATTAGTAGGTCCATTACCTGCAACTGCTAAAACCGCAGTGTTAGTTGCTCCTATTCCAGTTACTTGATTTCTTGCAGATGGTAAAGAAGTAACAGTTGTCCAACTAGTACCATTCCAAGATTCTGTTGCTGATTGTGGTGTTTGCACTGGAAATCCTGATACACCACTAAATGCTAAAGCAGCAGTTTGTGTTCCAGCACCTGCTATATAATGTCTTGCTGTGTTTAAACTGTTAACTGTTGTCCAACTTGATCCATTCCAAGACTCTGTTGCTGATTGACTTGCCCCTGGTGGAAACACAAAACCCCCAAAAGCTAAAGCTGCAGTATTTGAAGCACCACATCCATCTGCTATATATCTTGAAGTATTTAATGGAGATGTAGTTGTCCAAGTTGATCCATTATATGATTCTGAATTAGTAGTTGGACCACCTGATCCTAAAAAAGATAAAGCTGATGTTTGAGTTCCAGCACTTCCTTGTCCATTACCAGCAATGTTCATTGTTCCACCACTCGCCCACGCGGCAGCAAAATATTGGTTCGTGGATTTGCTGTATTCTTCGGTGGCACCTGTAGTTGATGGTGTAGCACCACCACTTGCTAGAGCTGCAGTTTGTGTTCCTGCTCCTCCTGTTTTACTTCTTGCTGTTGCTAAACTAGCTGGAGAAGTTGTCCAAGTAGAGCCATCATAAGATTCTGTTGCTGCTGTAACTGATGTTGCATATCCACCAAAACCTAAAGCAGATATATTAGATGTACCAGAACCTGCTATTTCATACCTAGCAGTATTCATTGAACTAACTGTTGTCCAATTTGTACCATTCCAAGATTCGGTTGCTGATACAGTTGGTCCTGGATATGTATTTCCACCAAAAATTAACCCTGATGTTTGTATTCCTACTCCACCCATAGATATTCTTCCTGTATTCATAGAATTTACAGAAGTCCAAGAAGTTCCATTCCAAGATTCTGTAGCAGTTTGTGGAGAAGATATATAACCACCTGCTGCTATTGCTGCTGTTTGTGTTCCAAATCCTGATATAAGTCTTCTTCCTGTATTTAATCCAGTTGGATTAGATGTCCAAGTTGTACCATCATATAATTCTGTTGCAGTAGTTGGATTGTTTACAGGTGTTGCTCCACCAAATGCTAATCCTGCTGTTTGTGTTCCTGCACCTGCTAACTGTGATCTTACTGTGTTTAAACTTCCACCATTTGACCAACCTGAACCATTATATTCTTCAGTAACTCCTGTATATGCAGTATCTTGTCCACCAAAATTTAAAGCAGACGTTTGAGTTCCTGCTCCTGCTATATTAAATCTAGCCGTAATCAAAGGCGATCCACTTGACCACGCTTCAAGAGCATCTACACCTCGTAATACTCCTAGTGTTGAGTTATACCAAATTTGACCTTCTTGTGGATCTGTTGGATCACTACTCAGTGTCCTTATGAGTTGACCACTTATTTCTTTAAAGGTTGTCATTCAACCTCCTTAATTATTCTGGAGCAGCCAGCCCTGAGTTGTATCGACGTATACTAAAGTGAAACCAGCTCTTTCGGTTGCAACAGTTAAGTCTGCAGCTGTTCCTTGAATGTTGTGTCCGTTTCTTCCGATAGTTAAATTATTAGTATCAAAAGTTCCTGCGTAATCAATGAAAGAAATAAAATCTCCGATAGTTGCAGTTGTTGGAAGTGTAACGGTAAATGCTCCACCTGTGGTATTACAAAAATATCCATTACCTGCGACCGCGTTTGCTGGATCTGCTGTAATGACTGCTTGCCAAGATGCTCCACCAGAAATATCTCCAAAGGATGCAGTAGTTCCATCGGTTGTTAATACTTGTCCTGCAGTTCCCATAGTGATTCCACCGAAAGCACCATTATCATTAAATTGAATTTGTTTATCAGATCCACCTGGAGGTGATGCTAATGCAACATCAACAACATCTGTTCCATCTGAATAGACAAGTTTAAATCCTTTATTGGTTGCGTCAAAAGTTGCACCTGATCCTGAAGTTGTTTTTACAACAACTGCATGAGATCCTGAAGTTGAGTTTTTAATAATATAATTTTTTTCAATACCATCCGGTACAATAACGTTAACTGAAGTTGTGATAGTTCCTGTTAAATCTAATACTGCATTTTTACCATTGGAAGTAGTTCCATTTGTAAAAGTTAATGTTGCACCTGTAGTTGCATTTAAAGAAATTGCTTCATAACCAGCAATTGCTTGTTGTAAAATATTTAAGTTAGTGTTGGTAATATCTCCCCATAGACCGGCTTTTTCACCAGTGACCATGAGTTCTAGTTTCAGATCTGTAGAATAACTTGATGGCATATTTTATAAATTCCTTATATTGTTATATTTATTTAAATTATGCGGCTGTGTCAATATTATTCCAAGTGACACTAGATCCGGTAGAAACTTCAGTATAAGCCACTGTAGTGCCGGTGTCAACAATTGTCCACACTTGTGAAACTTCATTTCCGAGTACTACATTTATCTGATTTCCTGTTAGTTGTACAGAACCAGATATGGTAAAAGTTACAGACCCTAAAGAAGTACTTAACTGTTGACCTGTTACATCAACCAAGGTATTTGCATCAAGGACCGCTGTACCTAATGCAGAGGTTATTTGTTGACCTGTAAGTGCTACATCTGGACCAGGATCTACAATTCCTTCCGCTATACTTAATTGATTTCCTACAACAGGTACATTAGCAATACCTCCTACTACTACAGTTCCAATAGCGCTTGTTAAATTAAGTCCTGTAATATTAGCAAAAGTAACTGCATCTAAAGTTGCCGTTCCTGAAGTAATAGATAAACTGTTTCCTGTTAAGGATAAATTTGAATCTGCTTTTGTGGTTACACTTCCTACTGAAGATGGAATTTGAGTACCAGAAGCAAAAGCATCTGGCGATGGATCTACTCCACTTAATGCAAAACTAGAAGAAAGACCTGTAGGAGAAGCAATGGTTACAATACCTACAGTTTCATTTCCTAAAGATAAATTAATTTGAGAACCTGTTACAGAAGTAACAATAGAAATACCTGTTGTTCCCCAGTCTTGTTCACCAAAACCAAGTCTTCCCCAACCTGTATTAATTTCTGTTGTTACAGAAACAGTACCAATATTATTAGAACTTAATTGTTGACCAGTGAGTGAAACAGTAACGTCAGAGTTTTCACCCCAAGCGTTTTGACCCCAGAAACCTATTCCATATTCATTGGCCATAATAGGTTAGCTCCTATTAGTTGCCGATTCGTAGAATAGCCGCTGAAGTTGTAAATGCTGGAAACTGAATTGTAAAAGTTCCTGAAGTTGCTGTTTTGTCTGAACCAAAATCTAATACTGCAACTGCCGCATTGGAAGATGAAGTGTTATAGATTAATGCTCCTCTAGCTGTAATTGTAACACCAGTAAAAGATAAATCAGCAAAGTCTACAATTGCAACGCCTGATGCAACAGAAGTACTTGGATTTGGTTTTACTAATGCTCCACCACCTGCAGTGTATTGACCACTAGCTGAAACTTCTCCAGTAGTTGTATATGCAGTTGTAGCAGAATTCAATGTTGCAGTAGAAACATACAAAGCAAGTTTAAAATTGTCACCACCAGAATATTGAAAGTCATGCTTTCCTTCTAGGACTTCTTTTTTAAAACTATTTGCAACTGCTTGTGTTATTGCCATTTGTATTTACTCCTTATTGTGTTTGTCGAATTCGAGGTGGTCCGTCTGTGTACTCATCTCGTCTTCTTCTTCCCATTTGTTCAATTGAGAATCCTCTTGCTGCCTCAGTATATTTTTTATCATATAACTGAATCATGTCCATAGGACCTTTTAAAAATCCGTAAGCCTCTACTAGGCAAGCATATAAAAGTCCATTGGGAAATTCTGTACTTAAATATGTAGTAGTATTACTAGCCGATAATCCAGCAGGTTTCAAGATATAATTTATCTGCATGTTATAATTTTGATCAGGTGTAGGAGCCAATACAATGGTATTTTCATCCCAATATCCATAGTATTTAGGTAATCCTTGTACTCCTGTTCCATTATATTCAGATATAAAATTAGTATCTCTATATTCTACAAACTGTCTATCCGAATTATCTGCTCCTCCTGAAGCATTTGTAATTTGACAAGATCTAATAACTAAAGTGTCATCACTGATAAGAGGTGTGTTTACATATCTTTGTCCAGCAACAATATCAGCTTGTGCGTATTGTCTATTGTTATCAGAATCTATTTCTCTTTGAATTCTCCATTCAGCATCACTAATAAATCCATCTACAATAGTTGATGTAAATACATTTGAATCAACTTCACAATAGTCTCTAATTTTTTGTACTAATTCTGCATATGTCATATTATCCTTCTAAAGTTACAGGTCCCGCGGAACAAGAACTTCCTCCTCCTTGTATATTTCCATTAATAGCTGTATCCGAGCTTTGAAAATAAAAATAATTACTTGGTTTAGATACATTACCACTAGAATCTATTTTGCCAACCGTTATTGTAAAACCACTGGCATTACTAATATCCGACACACCATCAAAAGTTGGAACATTTGTAAAACCATCTGCATCTGTTGGACCATATAATCTAACAACATCACCGGTACTTCTTCCATGATTTTGTGAATAAACATTTACATAAGTATTTCCAGAATATTTAATAGTCTGAAAAGGATTGTTTTGTAATAATATTAATACAGGTGGCTCAACTCTATCTGGTCTTGCTTTTGGTAATCCTTGTCCATCTGCTTGTGTAGGTTTAGGTTCTAACTGTGGATGTTTTGGATCCACTTCTGAATAATGAACAAATAGACCGTCCCATTGAGTTACCATTTCGTTATAAGGAAATGCCATACCACTTTGATCTGATATTGCTTGTGCATATTTTCCTTTTGATAACGTAGCCATAATTATATATTAGGATAATAACTTTTTGGTGTAATGAATGCACTAGTAGAAGATCCATCTTGTGTAAGAGCTCTATTTAGTTCATCTTCATACAACATTTTTAATTCTTGAATTCTTTGTGGTGCTTTTTTAACTGCTAAATAATAAGCAAGTCCAGAACACATACATGGTACAAATCTGTAAGGAACATCTGTTGCATTTGTATATACTCCTGCATCTTGAATTCTTTTTACATAAAAATAATTTAATAAATTTCCAGCCTGTGAAGCTCCTGGAGTTGTGTATAAAGTGATAGTAACTTTATCAATAAATCTTTGTACAAAATATTGAGTTGGTTGACCTGTTGCTAATTTATTTGAAAAAGCTTGATAAGCAGACCTGTCAATTTTAGTTAGTGGTGTATCAATAGGATTGGTTGGGGTAGAAATATTTCTGTAAGATGCTTCTAAAATATCATCAACACCATAAACAGCTGTAGTGTCAGAAGTTCCATCTGATGTAGACCTGTACATAGTATAAGTATTTTGATTAGCTACTAATGTAATATTATTACTTGCTACTTCCCAAAAATGTAAACCGCGATTTGCCCATTCTTGAAACATAATGTTTAAAGAACGTCTGGCAGTTTTTAAATCATAACCGGCATTACCTTGCATGCCAATTCTTTCGTAAGCTTCTTCTATTATTTCATCAATAGAAAAATTTTTATCAAAAGTATATGTACCAGAAGTAGTGTTAGCCATCTAACCTCCTAGCCAGCTGTTAAATTTGGTCCAGAATATTTATCTGTTAATAAAGTTGCTGATGCAACAGTAAAAGTAGAAACGTAAACACCTTTTGGAAATAAAATTCCATCTTCTGGAAATGAAAAATTAATTACATCTCCAGCAGGTACGTCTGCTGTAAATAAAGTTGTTCCAGTTGCACTTGTAGTTTTTAATTCAACCAAACCAGAAGTTGCTAAACCTGCAATAATAATTCCTCGTAATCTAACTGAAGGAGCTATTACTACATTAGTTGTAGTAGCAGTAATTCTAGTTGCCTGTATATCACCTTTAAATGATCCCATTTGTATTCTCCTTAATTAGAAGCTCCCTAAGGAGCTTCTATAAATTTTAATTATGCTACTGTGCTTGTTGGGTCATTCAATTGAAGCCATTGAGCTCCATCTGAAAAAACATAACAAGAAACAGAAGTTCCATTAGCACCATTTTTAACGTATGCAATTACGCCTTCATTAGCTGTTGCTAATAAAGTTCTAGTTCCACCTGTTGTAGATAGAGTAGTGACGTTTCCTGCAGATGCAATGAATGGAAGATTGCCACCTTGTTCAGTGTCATTTGCTCCAGTTCCACCTGCGTTAACATTAGGTCCACCAATGAATCCATTTAAAGAAACCACTGGTCCTGTAAAAGTTGTATTTGCCATGATATTATCCTCCTAGTTAATTCCACATAGTCTCTAGGCCGTCGACTATACTCGTCTATGCAGAATATTTATGTATAGTTGTTATTTTATAGACTAAATTTTAGTGAAGTGCAAGATATCCTTATAAGGAAAACGCATTCCAGCGATAAATAGCTTGGTTTACTTAACCAGCTATAGAAAATTCAGAAGCAGCGGATTCTATTTTTACTTGGTGAA